ATTGTAATGTAAACTGAATCAGTATCGATTGCAATTACAAAATCTTCGTCTTCTGTTTTTAGAACTTTGTTTAGATATTCGTTTACAACTTTCTCTGCATGTTGAATTACATACTGACCACTGAGTGTAATCGCTTCTGCGAGGTCTATACTAAAGAATGCAAAGTATTGATTTGCAAGAGCTCCATATGCAGAGTTCAATGCAATCTTACGAACCTGTTGATTGTTGTATGCACGTTTGATAAGTGTATCAAGTTCTCTTTTACGTTTGATATCCGTGCAAGTTTCCTTCTCCTTCTGATACTCAATCATTCTCTTCTTCCACATCTTACGTTCATCGTAAAACTTTTCCATAAGTTCAGGAAGGAAACCTTGTTTGTCACGTTTGAACATGACTCCGTTAGGTGTCACGGTATTGTCGCACTGATACACATAAGATAAATCACACTCTTGATTGAGTAGACGTTTTACACTTGTATCTTGTCTTTGACCCATCACCATTTTTTCGGGTGAGATATTGAACTGCATAATCAAATGTGGATATAGTGAGTTCAAGTCAAAAGACATCACCCAGTTATGACCACCGACTTGTGGTTCCTTAACGAATGCACCTGCAATAGGTTTCATCTTATCATTACCAGTCTTTAATCTTGGTGGTGGTGTTTGAATACCTTGGTCTTTTAAGAAGTTGTAGATAATAGTTTCCCAATACTTCACCATTCCAAACACATCAGAATAATTACACTTCGCATTGTATGCCATAGTTTGTGTTAGTTCGATAAATCCAAGTTTCTCTTCAAGTTGTTCTACGAGTAATACGTCTTTGACATTGTATTCTAGAAACTTTGCATAGTCCTGTTTGTAAAGTGTATGTAGATTACCATACTCTGAATAATCTAATTTACCTGTTCCAAGTTCTACTTGTGCAATGTGTTCTAGTTTGTAGGATTCTTGATTGACGAATGTATGTTTACGATAGAGTTGAAGATAGTCAAGAACATTTATACCATGTAAAGTATAAGTCATTTGTTTTGTCCCCCAACTAGAATGATAATCCCTAACGTCTGACATATTCCATGGTGAAAGTTTCTTATGTTCTCCTTCACCAAATAATCTATCAATACGATTACAAAGATATGTGATATCAAATGAATCTACGTTCCAACCTGTAATAATATCAAAGTTAGACTTTCTCCAATAGTTTACAAACTCTGTAAGTAAGAATGCTTCATCTTTACAGTTGTGATATACAATATCAGTCTTACCATGTTCCCATGGGCCAACTCCAAAGACATGTGCATCTTCTCCATAAGGTTTGATACAAATTGCATTGACCTTTTCATTTGCAAGCATGGGTTCAGGGAACCCATCTTCACATTCACACTCAATATCAAGTGTTGCAACCTTTACAACTTTATTATCAAATTCTATATCGCCTGGGAATTTATCTGCGATGTAAGTGTAAACCCATCGGTCATACCCATGGATTTCAAATCCTTCTACACCTGTATATCTCTCTTTGAATTTCTTTGCACCACCCATAGAATTGAGATTGACAATCTCTAGTGGTCTTCCATCTAATGAACGATAAGGAGTGTCTCCTTTCTTTGATGGGATGTATAAGTTGGGTCTGTAAGAAACTGCGAGTTTCTTTTGTTTACCATTTTGATATCCTCTGACAAGGATTTTGTCTCGGGTACGAGTGACGTTTGTGTAGAAATCCATACTGTAATGATACTACAGTGGGACTATTCTGTCAAGGTCTTTTGTGGTCTATCGTTTAATAAATCTTGGACTGCTTCGTATTTTTCTTTTGCGTTTGCATACTTTTCAATTTGAGTGTCAAGTGCTTGTGCAACATCAGGATGTTCACCGATACCAGCAGGATTGTTTTGATATACATTAATGTTTGCCATTGCAATATCCATTTCACCTTGGTATTGTGATGCAAGTGCTTTTAATAGTGTTTCTCTTCCCATTATTTGTTTCCTGTATTCTTTTTATAATTTATTTCTAAGTTTGGTCTTACCTTAAATATAGTGATTATTGAACTCTTGTTCACTTCAAAATTATACTCCATTGCAAAAGGCAACCATGGTGCAAGTTCTACTTCCATTTTACCGTCAATGATTTGAACTAAACACTCTTGTGCTTCTTCTATGAGAAGTTTACCACCTAACTTTTTTTCAGTACAGAAACCCATAATAATTTCACCACCTATTAATTTGACGGCACGGATTTCTTTATTTAACATTTCTTACAATCTCTTGGAGTTCTATTGAACGTCTTCCCACTTGTTTAAACCAACGTGAGTCTTCCATTTCGACTGCAACCTTTTCCCAATCACACTCAACAACACCTTTCCACATATTATTGAACTTACCAAATCTAGTTCCTCCTAGATTGAAAGTCATATTAATAAGAACGTGTTGTATATCTTCGGGAAGTGCATAGAAGTCTTCTCCTCCTTTTGACTCAAATACGTGAATTGTTTCTTCTACGTGTTTTTCAAAATCAAGTTCGTAAACTTCGTCTACCCTTTCTTGTGATACTGGTGTACCTTCAGGTTGTCCATATTCAGGGTCACCTTCTTTGACTAAATGTCCTACACCAAAAGTTAAATAACCAAGTGAGTCTTTATAAATTTCTAGGACTTCACCTTCGTGTCTTTTAATCTGTTCCTTCAATATCTCTTTGTTCATTCTCTTTTTTCCTTTGTTCGTCTATGAGTTCAACCAATATGTCACCCATAATCTGTTCTAATTCTTCGTTAGTATTTAGTTCTTCTAAATCTCCACCTGATTCAGGAAGTCTTCTAATTGTTCGTTGAAAGTTTAAATGATTCTTACCCTCAACAAATTGAACCTTACCATACTGATATACTAATCCTTTGTAATCTCCTTCTAAGATTTCAATACCTGCATCAGACTCATGTGGATTTTCCACTACTCTATATAGTGTTCCAAACAACATTAAAAGAAATCCTCTAGTGTAGAAACTTTTACACTTTGAAACATATCAATAGTTTTGTCTTTACTAAAACACCAAACGTTTTCCATATAAAGTTTATTCATAAATTCATCCATTGCATCTTTATCAAAGTTTCCATCTTCATCTTTGAAGACTGCTTTACCTTGTGGTCTTTGCATGATTCTCATACCAACTTGACCTAAGAAATTATCTTGTATCATATCTACAAGTTCGTCTCCTGACCTGTATCTTTTACCGTGTACTTTAGGGTCAAGAATGTTTATCAATAACACTCCACTATCACTCAACGAATCAAATGACTTTTGTGATACAGGTAGATAGAAATCGTCTCTCCATGCATCGTATTCATTAAACTTTGACCATGATTGGTCTTCTGAATGTTCTCCACCTTCGTTATATCTCTCTGTTGAGAAATATGGTGGTGAAGTAAACGAACAATCTATTGGTGGTAATTTTTCATACGGTAAATTCTCTGCACCACATCTATAGATTTCTACTTTTTTAGAACCAATACATGAGAAATAATTTTCCCCTTCATATAAGTCGGGTTCTTTGCCTGTAAGAATTTTTTCATACTCTATACATTGTTTTTTATATCTTTCAAACGTATTAGGATTTGGGTCACAACCTACATAATGACTTGCATTAGATGTATAGAAACCACATAGTCTATCTCCCCAACCACATGAAGTATCAAGAACTGTATCTGCATTAGTCATTGCATAGATTGTTCTTGCAACATTTGGTTTGAATTGTGTTGCAATATATGTTCCTAATCTAAATGCAGAGATATAACTTTGTTCTGTAAGTTCTCCACCTCTTAATTCTTCTTTACCGTCAATTACTACTTTCTTTACATCATTGATTCCTCTCCATATAGGGCCGAAACAACTCCATATATTCTTTGCAGTTCCTTGTGTCCAAACTTCTACTGGTGATTTAAAACCATAACTCCCACATGCAAGTCTTAAGTCTTGGTGAAAGTAATTAGATGCATCATTGTATATGGAAGGTGCATCTATGAAACCTAATCCATATTCTTCAAAATTATATTTGTAATCGTCATATTTTTCTAACACTTCTTTTTGCAAATCTTTCTTTGCAGTCATAGTTTTGAATGGGTCTGAATCACGAAGTTTTAGAAATGTTTTTCTCATTTTTTCATGAGATATCTTTTTAAATGGGAATGGAGGTCTTTCAGTTGCGATATATTCTGATAAGACTTCACGGAAATGTTCTTTACCATATTCATTGGTCAAAGACTCAAAAGTGGGATTATCCAATATAGGTAATCCCACTTCATTTGAGTGTTCTTTAAGAACCGAATAGAGTTTAGATGTTTGCAAGGACATTTTCAGGTGATGATACTTCATAAGGGTCTGATTCTATATTATCACCAAAACCTTCTTCTGCAAAGACCTTTTCTACAATATTATCGTTTACAACGATTGCATATCTCCAAGACCTAATTCCAAAACCGACATTTGCCTTTTGCACACTTGCACCAAGTAATTCAGTAAACTCACCATTACCATCAGGTAGTGGATAAACATTCTGAACATTTTGTGATTCAAACCATGCATTCATTACGAATGTATCATTTACTGATAAACAGTAAACTTGTTCTACACCTTTTTCATTGAACTCTGAAAATTTCTCATCAAAGCCAGGTAATTGGTATGTTGAACATGTTGGTGTGAATGCACCAGGCAGTGCAAATATCACTACTCTTTTTCCTGCGAATTGTTCGGTTGTGTTTAATGTTTTAAACTCTCCGTCAACTCTCACTGGTAAGTTAACACTCGGAAGTGTTTCTCCTACATTTATCATAATAATCTCCTTTATATAAAGATACACCCATTATACAATATAACGGGTGTATCGTAAAGGGGTTTTTTATTTAATTTTAATTGATACTGGTTTATCCTCTTCAGGAATAACTCTAATCAATTTGACGTGTAGAATACCATCTACCATGTCTGCACCCTTGACTTCAACATCGTCTGCAAGTGTAAAACTTCTTTTGAATGCTCTAGATGCAAGTCCTTTGTGAACAAAATCTTTTGAGTCTTCGTCAATTTTACCTTCGATAGTTAAGACATTTTTTTCTTTAGTGATATCAATATCTTTTTTACCGAATCCTGCAACTGCAAGTTCAATACAAAAGTTCTCTGCATCTTCCTTTACAATGTTGTAAGGTGGGTAGTTAGTTTGTGTGTGACTGGATAGACGATTGAGTTCGTCAAAGTATCTATCAAATCCAATTGTGAGCGGTCTGAATTGACCAAATATATCTAAGTGAGTCATAATTTCTCCTTTATTAAGCAAGTTTATATTCCTAACCTCTTATGAGCATTAGGTGTAGAGAACCGAGCACTTTTGAAGATAGTTTTCCCGAAGGTCATACCCGTGCTCTTTTGAAGTTCTCTTACTATATTATATAGGGTCTTTTATGGTTTTTTCAAGGGGTTTTTTGAAAAAAAGTTATCTTTTTTTACAACTACTTTTTGCTCTTTGAATTACGTTTAGATTATTACCTATGACCAATACCATAAATCTATTGGTTGAACGAATGGATGCGGCGTTCAAATTACCATGTTTTCTATCGTATTCTAGTGCTGGTGTTAATAATCCTACTTTGTAGAAAAATAACCTTTCAGGTGTTGGGTTCTCACCAAATAATGGATTTGCTTCTTTAACACAATCATACTTTAAACCATGGATTGTTGACCAAACATCTAAAAATTGTAATGTGGTAAAAATTACCCAATCACCTGTAGAAGGTGGGTCAATCAGTTCCCAGTGGTGTGTATATACGAACCTTTTCGGATTTACCCTTAACAAGTATTCTGTCGACTTCTGTAAATGCTCTTGATGGACACTGTTGATAAGTTCGTTCCGATAACAACACGTCCACCCCATCATAATTTCTTGTTTGTCCCTCGAGTCGAGCTCCAAGGTTGACGGCATCTCCAATGACGGAATAGTCAAATCTAACTTCTGACCCCATGTTTCCAACGATGCACTCACCTGTAGAGATACCAATACCAACATTGATAGGAGGAAGGTTGAGGGGTTTGAGTTCTTCATTTAATTTTTTAGTTGCATCCAATACTTCAATTGCAGACTTAACTGCAAGTTCAGCGTGATTTGGACAATCCAAAGGTGCATTCCAAAAACTCATAATACAATCACCCATGTATTTGTCGATTGTTCCATTATTATTTAGGATTATCTTTGTTTGCATATCAAGAAACTTGTTTATGAGTTCAACTAATCCTTCGGGGTCGTCATTG